CCGGAGTGGTACAAATGACAGAGAGTAATTTTGAAGTTCCTATAATGCTTAACATAGAGCAAGTCGAGCAAATAGTCCTTCAAGACTTGAAAAAATGTCTTGAATTGGAACTAAACATTTCAACCGACGAGGGAGGTCATCCTCTTGAGGTTGATCTGGAGCTCGTCCAGGCGTTGATCACGGTGATCAAGTATTATCTCCCCTACAATCAAATGAAAGAGTTTGACAAGGAAGCAGTGGCTCTCCTAGAGAACATTCCTCACCAACAATAAGTACCAAAATGAAAATCTCAACTATACATCTTGATATGGATGGTGTCATCGCCAACTTTGACGGATACATCAAACAAGTCACAGGCAAAACGTGCGATGAACTGAATGCTGGGTGTTCGATGGCAGCCCATACGAACGACGATAGAACCGACCCAGTGTTCCGAGTGATGAAAGAGCATATCAACGAACACGATATGTTCTTCCAGCTAGAACCATTTGACATCGAAGAATGGATTGAGATTGTCAGCGTTGTTCGGTCACGAGGATTCAGAGTAGAACTTCTCTCAGCAGCACCAAGCGATGGGCTTCTTGCCAAGTCAAGAGAGCAAAAGATTCGTTGGGCAGCAAAACACAACCTAGAAGTCGATGACATTATTATTCTGCCTTCGGCTTCTCTCAAGAAGAAATATGCAAGACACACTACTCTTTTGATTGACGACTACGAGAAAAATGTGCGAGGTTATGCAAATGCAGGTGGGCTAGTGATACATCATAAGAATCTTCCAGAAACAAAATCGCGTCTTGAATTCTATACAGGTAAAATTTAACATGGCAAAGCAAAAAGCATCAGTGGCAAACATCGTTCTTCCTTCTACTCCTGCGGATCGGCAGAAGATCAAGAACGCAATCATCGAGGGAGCAAACTCGATGGTTCGCATCGACGCAGAGAAAGACGCTATCAAGGCAATCTGTGACAGTTTGAAAGAGGATTACGAACTTCCTCCTGCGATTGTCAAGCAAATGATCCGTGTCTATCATAAGCAAAACCTAACAGAAGTTTCAAACAAGACAGAGACTCTTGTTGAACTCTACGAAGAAGTTATCGGCACCCCTCAATAACTGCTTTACTTTTGTTGGGATTGAAGCTATCATTAATACTCAAATATAATGCGGTAAATGACCATGGCTATTTTGCTAGACTTCAATCCTCTCATCATTGGCGCAGTTCACGTCGCGCAGAGCAACATGCGTTCGGAAGAACTTAATGTTGACTTTGTGCGGCATCTTGCACTCAACCAGATCCTTTCGTACAAGAAACAGTTTCGTGGGTATGGGCAGATCGTCGTCTGCTGTGATTCGAAGAATTCTTGGAGGAAGGACTGGTTCCCTTATTACAAAGCATCCCGCAAGAAAGCACGAGAAGATTCTGCGATAAACTGGAAGATTGTGTTCGAGTCAATCGACACCATCAAACAGGAACTCGATGAGCATTTTCCATACAAGGTTGTCTATGGTGACCGAGCAGAAGCAGACGATGTCATTGCTGTCGTTGTTAAGTATCTGCAAGAGAACGAACTGGATGGAAATGTTCTCGACCAACAACCACAGAAAATTATGATCGTGTCTGCTGACAAAGACTTCAAGCAGCTTCAATCATACAATAACGTGGAACAATACTCACCACTATTGGGTAAGAAAATCAGTGAATCGCGCCCAGACTTATATCTGCGTGAGCATATTATACGTGGCGATACTGGCGATGGCGTACCTAACATATTCTCTGATGACGACACCTTCGTTGGTGGAAAGCGTCAGAAGCCAATTCGTCAAGAGAAACTAGAAAAGTGGCTCGAAGCAGAAGGAACATCGTTCATCGAGGATGATGTTGTCTTGAGAAACTGGCATCGAAACAAACGAATGGTTGACTTTGCAGAGATCCCAGAAGAAGTCCAGTCCTCTATTCTTGAAAGATATAACTCTGCGTCAGACAAGTCCAACGATCTGTTTAACTACTTTATCAAGAACCGTTTGAAGAATCTGATCACTGACATTCAGCATTTTAACTAACAGCGAGATATACATACTTGTATGAGCACAGAAAAAACTTTCAAAAATAGTCGAGTGTATCTTCCAGAGCTCTTTGCGGCTCTAAACGCAACTGGTCCAAACCAGCGTCAGAAGCGCATCGACATAATCAAAGAGTTTGCTTCGAAGGGTGTGGATCATCTTCGAATGCTTCAAGCATTCGTTGAATGCACGTTCCACCCAGCAGTCAAATTCGACCTTCCTGAAGGAACTCCTCCTTACAAAGAAAACACAGCACCAGACTATACGTTCTGCTCTATTTCTTTGTTCAATTTCTTTCAGAACAAAATGGTGCCTTACTTCATCAAAGGGCATCCTATGTACATTGGTGACAATGTGAAGCGTGAAATGATTTTTATCCAGCAACTTGAGTCAGTCTTCAAAGACGAAGCGAAGATCTTGGTCATGATGAAAGACAAACAGTTGTATGGGTGCAAGAAATTCGTCAATTACGGTTTGTTTGCTGAGGCGTTCCCAGGGTGGCTCCCTGAAGTCCCAAAAGAACAATCGGCGAAAGGCTGAAAAGCTTTGTCGCCGAGTTGACGAAAAAACGGAGAAGGTGGACAAGGGAAGTTTATAAACTATGAAAAGTGTGAGGTATAATTATGAGTATGTTCTTATCACAGGTTGCAGCTATCGCTGTTATAATCCTGACAATGAGTCTCTGTTATCAAATCAAAGGTAATACATCGGATTGATATATGAAAGTTCCAGTAGAAGTCTACGAAGATGAATCTTCAAAGAAATACCACCGCCGCCAGGGTCGTAAAGCAACATTTGAATCTGACTTTATGGAGGTTGAAGAACTGGTCGAAGAATACAAGGATCGAAAGAAGAAGGAACTCATGAAAGAGTATCGCCGATCGAATCATCGTGACAAATACTGGCACGACGGAGACTGACTTATGCCGACGTATGAGTACCAATGCGAATCGTGTGGTGATTATTTCACTCAACAGTTGCCCATCGCAAAGATGAAGGAACCAGAGAAAGACGCATGCAAAAAATGCGGGTGTGAGTCTGTAAGAAAGAAAATTCTTTCGGGAGTTATTTTCAACGCAGACTCAGTAAAGCCTAATCAAAAATACAAGGAACTGGTTCGTGAGTGGAAGAAAACAATCCCGCACAATACGCTCCCCGACTATTAAGTCAAACGAGCGTGGTGCTGTGATGGCTGAGTACATCATAGTGACCACGCTCCTTTCCGTCGTCGTTCTCTATGCCCTGCTGGTAGGCGACCTTATAGAACCTGAAGGCTCCAAGAAGGGTGTAACCAAGGCAGTCCACGACCGCACCGAAACCTTCACCCAGAGGATATACCAAGACCTCTGACCCCTCCGCTAAGTTATTGATTTTATTAGGGTATCTAAAAATTCACTTAGAAGACCTTTTCTTTCTAAATCAACAACTTAGCAATTTAGAGGCTTGCGCTTTGCAGTTCAGCCTACCCTTTCCCGTATAGACCCCTTATAACGAAAAGTTCGGACTCCTATAACCCATATTCCAAAACGGTATAAAAATTCCCTTTACTTCTGGCTCGGATAAGGTATACTTCTTCTTGTAAGGTAAAGAAAACGTGAGGTAAAGAGTATGGCACTGCGTAAGACTATCAAAATCGAAGACCTGCTGTTCGTAGTTCACGAATCCATTGTTGACGCCGAGAACGCAATCGAATATAGTGGGTTCAGCCTTGTAACCCAATCTCTTGACAAAGCCAGATCTGTTCTGAACGCAATGTATGCGATACTTACTTCCAGGGAAGTTGAGTATCACAATCTGGTGGATTACTCCAACAAAATCGTGGCTCTTGAACTTGCCAAGCGCCAGAAAATGCAAAAAGCTGCTTGAATCTAATCCAAAATAGGAAATATCGCTATGAAAAAAGTAGACGTCACTAAAGCCGAACTTGCCAAGTTTGATCGCCTGATGACAAAGCGTGGCTTTCAAAAAATCGCCGACAATCGCTTCTATAACTGCGGCACCAAGGTTACTGTCTCGGTGAACTACGGAATCGCAGTGTTCTCGTATCGCCAAGAACTCTCCGAAGTAAAATCAATCAAAGAGTTTATTCAAGCAAACACCAAGAAGAAGTCCAAATGATCTCTCTCACCCAAGAGAACTACACATACCAACAAGAAGTTTACCTTGATCGTTCTTTCGGGCTTGGTGTGTTTACACGACAGGACATAAAGAAAGGCGAAGTTGTTTGGAAAAGCAATCCATACTTTGTTAGAGTCATTTCCTTCGACGAAGCAGAACATTATGGTCTGATGAAATACGTCTACCAGTGTTCTAAAACTGGTGACTTGATTATCTGTTGCGATATAAGCAGATACGAGAACCATAGCGACGATCCTAATACTGAGTCAATCGAACTCAATGGAGAAGTCGTAACGGTTGCAAAAAGAGACATCAACAAAGGAGAGGAGATCACTGGAAATTACAAAGACTATGATCTCCTCTGGCAATCAAAACTACCACACCTGCAATAAAATAGAGGAAAGTAAAATGTTGACAATCAACGAAGCACTACACAAAGGCACTGTTTGGATTAAGTTCACCAAGAAAGATGGATCCGTTCGTGTCGGAACTTTCACCAACAACTTCAGTCTGATCCCAGAGTCGAAATCTCCGAAAGGAACTGGTGCTCCATCAAGCCCGTTCACTACTCGCTGTTTCGACGTCGAGAAGCAAGAATGGCGTTCGTTCAAGAACGATTCTGTGATCGAATGGTCTGAGATTTAATCTATGTTCACCCACGTTCCCCCACCGCAACCAAAATACAATTGGGTACGTTCTGTACGGGACGGGAAGCGTGTGTATGTCTGCGAGGGGGAGGACTACGTTCTCCCCTCTATTACGACGGTGCTTGGTTCCCTTGAGAACAAAGGTCTTGATGAATGGCGTCGTCGAGTCGGAGACAAAGAAGCAAACAGGATCTCTAACATTGCTAAGATCACTGGAACCCAGCTTCACAAAATGTGCGAGAACTATGTCAAGAACAAGCCAGTAGACGAGACAGACGAAGAAGTCAAAGTGTTCCTGCCTTGTATCCGACCAAGGTTCAACAGATTCAAACCGTTGCTTGATAGAATCAACAACGTGTACCTGCAAGAAAAAGCGATGGCATCGCTCAAGCTGGGTGTTTCTGGAACACCAGACTGTATAGGAGAGTTCGATGGTGTTTTGTCTGTCATTGACTTCAAGACGTCACGAAAACCAAAGACAGAAGAATATATAAAAAATTACTTTATCCAAGAGACTGCATACGCTATAATGTTCTATGAGATGTATGATCTACGAGCAACACAGCTAGTGACTCTTATCTCAGTAGAAAACGGCGAAGACCAAGTCTTCATACAGAAACCAAAAGATCATTATCCAGACCTAATAAACGCTATCGGAGTTTACAATGGCAGGCAAAAGTAAAATCGCAAGGATCAACGGAGAGTCGTTGATCGTCCAGGAAGAACAGATTCTGAAGTTCCAGCGAGAGATCGAACGAATTGTTGTTCTTGACGAATGCACGTATCTGGAAGCCATTTCCAGCTATTGCGAAGACAACGATGTTGATTATGAGTCTGCCAAGAATTTGATCTCTGTTCCGTTGATGGAAAAATTAAAACACGAAGTTTACAAGGCTAAACTTGTCAATATCGATCTTGGGAATACGCTCTTTGGAGTATGACCGTGGAAACGACGGATAAGATCATCAAGTTGTCTAAAGAAATTGGTGAATCTCTTGACAGGATTGCTTCTGGAATCACCAAGATTGAAAAACTTGAAATGCATATCGTAGGCATGCAGGGAAAGATCAAAAGCCAAGAGCACGAAATTGCGTTGTTGAGGGATCGACTTCGTGCTGAACGACAGATCAATATAAATCTGACAGACAAACTACAAGGGTCTTTGGAATCTAGCGAGCGCCTGAGAAAACACTTAGTGGAAAAAACGGAAGAAATATCTCGCCTCAAGATTATTTTAGAACATATGCGGAGAAGCATTCGTGGCATCTATTAACAGAAAACTTGCTACCGTAAAGCGTATATCTGAAGTCAAATCCATCGAGGGCGCAGACAAGATCGTCGCCTATCGTATTGATGGTTGGTGGGTTGTTGACTCTAAAGACAAGTACCGTGTCGGTGATCTTGCGGTGTACTGTGAGATTGACTCTTGGATCCCAACAGAACTTGCTCCGTTCCTGTCAAAGGGCAAGGATCCTTCTGAATACAACGGCGTCAAGGGAGAGCGTCTGCGTTCCGTTCGCTTGAAAGGACAAATCTCTCAAGGCTTGTTGATTGAAATGGAAAGGAAAATGGATGGTGGATATCTGATTCCTGTTACTCGCCGTTGCCACGCTCAAGAGGGCGAAGACGTCACAGAAGAACTAGGAATTCAGAAATGGGAAGCGCCAGTACCTGCACAACTCGCTGGCGAAGTTGACGGTGTGTTTCCAACGCATCTGGTTCCAAAGACCGATCAAGAACGCATCCAAAATTGTATCGCTGACATCAAAGACTATATCTCAAGCAACGTTGACTTCGATGAGATTGACATTGAGACTGCATCAGCTGGAGTCAAAGCCCCAACAAAGTTTATCGTCGAAGAGAAGCTAGACGGTTCTTCTTGCACGATTATCCTACACGACGGAAAGATGCAGGTATGTTCTCGCAATTTGATCATGCGTCGCAACGAGAACAATTCTTTCTGGAAGGTCGCATCAAAGTACGAAGAAACTCTGCTTGCATTCCATACTAGCACTGGTCGTTCGTTCGCGCTACAGGGTGAGTTGATCGGCGAGGGTATTCAAGGCAATCCATACAAGCTGACGGGTCAGGAACTGTACGTGTTTGATATGTATGATATTGACAACCAGTTCTATCTTGTTCGTGACGTCAGAGAAAAGTTTGTTGACGATTTTGGAATGAAGAATGTTCCACATCTTTCTAGTCTTGATTGCTCTTTCGAAGAGCCATCACAAATCACTGTCGAACTGTGCCTTGAACTCGCTGAAGGTAAGTCTGCGTTGAATCCTGACGTTGAACGAGAAGGTGTTGTGTTCAAGTGTGCGAACCGAGGCTCTCTTTCGTTCAAGGCAATTTCGAATCGTTGGCTCATCAAAACAGGTAAATAGCAATGATAGCAGCAATCGGCTTCGTCCTTGTGATTATATCTACCATAGTGATAAACAAAAAGGGATCTGGATTCTCTAGTTCTCTGATGCATAACACCTATGACAAGATATTCATTCCAGTGGGAGTCGTTGGATTTGCTCTGATGGGAATTAGTTTCGCAATTTGGCTATGGAGAACTATGCCATGACTACGTTTCAAAAAATAACAGGTTCGCTCTGGGTTGTTTGCTTTGGTGTTCCAGCCATTCTTTCCGCATATGTGTTCATGCGTAAACAAGGCGAAGAACAATGATGATCGTTTCTTCTGTAGAAATCAAGAGTTATATCATTGACATGCTTGAAGAAGAAACAGGCAAGAAAAGAGTTTTTCGAAGAGGCATCTCCAAAGATTCTTGGGACGAGATGATCTACGATTCGTTTAATCCAGTCCTCTCGTATGTTCTTGTTGAGAAACTTGAGAGCATGTTCCAAGAATGGATGTCTGATCCTAAACAAGAGAAAAAGAAATTGAACTAGAAGTGATAGTAACACCACAAGAAGCCAATGCGTTGGCAGTACATCTAGCTAAGAATCTTGGGTATGACGTGAGTAATGGTCTTCCCATAGAAATCCTCAGCGACCAAAAATTCATGGATAAACTCCATGATTATTTCAAACGTCTTATTCAAAAGAGACAACCCGATGGAAAGTCTGAAGTGCTTCCAGTACTTTAACAACTGTAAGCTGCATTACAACCAACGTGGATACGACATCCGAAAGTATTTCCCTAACCAAAAACGATTCTCTCTTCAAAAATTTCAAGAAGACAACGGGAAGTATTTCTACTTCAAACTATGTGAAACTCATCCAGAAGAAATAATCAAGCCTCTTATCTGGACGAATCTGTTCATCAATCCAGATGTGTGGATCAACGACATTTTGTCCGAACAGGCTTGGAATAATTATCTTTGGACCAAGAAGTATCGAGATGCGATGACGGTTCATTTTTTCGAAGATGTCAAGTATCTGCGCGAGAAGTATGGCAGATTGTCAGAAGCTGATATATTCAAAGAAATAATGGGCATGAAGATACATCCCCAAACTGTTTCTTTGCTTTCAAAATTGATACCAGATTATCGAGAAGATTGTTTGAAGAGGCATGGCAATGTTGTCTACGAAAACGTCTGCTCCAGGCTTATCAAGTATGATGCGTTCGTGAGTGTACCAACACCAATATATCTTCAGTCACTAAAAGAGAGGATGAAAGTGCTTTACTCTAACACCAAAAAGTAGTATTATAAATACAGTTGTCGGGAAACTGACAACACAAAAAATCATATATCGCATATAAACGCAAATCGAGGTAAAATACTATGGCTAAGAGCCTTGCTGAACTCAAAAAACAATCTGCTTCCGTCCTGTCTAAAATCAAAGACAACTCCCAATCAAAATCCTCTGGAAGCAAGTCGTATACCGACGAGCGCATCTGGACTCCTCAATACGACAAAGCAAAAGGCGCTGGATACGCAAAGATCCGATTCCTTCCTGCACCCCAAGGCGAAGAATTTCCTTTCGTGACTGTTTATAGCCACGCATTCAAAGGTGCTACTGGAAAGTGGTACATCGAGAATTCTCTTTCGACCATCAAGAAGCAAGATCCAGTCGGTCAGATGAACTCTGCTCTCTGGAACTCTGGCGTCGAGTCTGACAAAGAAGTGGCACGCAAGTACAAGCGCAAGACTTCGTACTATGCAAACATTCTGATTGTCGACGATCCCATTCGCCCAGAGTTGAACGGAACCGTCAAGATCTTCAAGTATGGACCAGCGTTCCACAAGATGCTCGAAGAGAAGATGTTCCCCCAGTTTGAAAGCGACGAGCCAATGAATCCTTTTGATCCTTGGACTGGTGCGCTGTTCGAGATTCGGATCAAGACCATCAAGCTTGGCGAGGACATGGTTCCCAACTACGAGAAGTCGTTCTTCCACAACCAGTCTGAACTTGGTGATGACGACGAGATCGAAGCTATCTGGGCGAAGTGCCACTCTCTTGCAGAATTTGTCTCTGACAAGAACTTCAAGACCTACGAAGAACTCCAGCGTCGCCTGGTAGAAGTTCTTGGTCACTCTGTTGGTTCGGGCATTCCTGTTGTGGCTGGTGACGACCCAGTTCGCGAGGAGAAAGCTGCCCCGAAGCAGAAAGAGAAGCCAGCGCCAAAGCAACAGAAGCCCGCCGAAGATGATCTTCCTTTCGAGGTCGATACAAAACCTTCTGCCAAAGCGACTTCCAAGCCAAAAGCTGATGCTGCTGACGACGATGATCTGGAATTCTTCAAGAATCTCTGATACATATTTGTAGGCAACTTTAGGGGAGTTTCGACTCCCCTTTCTTTTAATTACAGGAAGGTTTATTATGTGTTGGAGTGGTGAAGCGAGTTTTGCTCTAGCGACTGTTGGTTTTGCTACAACAGCGCTTGCGGCTAAAAACGGAGAGAAAAAGGAACTGTTTCTTCCGTTGTTCTGGTTTTCCTTGATGGAACTTCTACAAGGATTTACCTACATCTGGATAGACCTTTGTGATAATCCGACGAATCAATTATTGACTCTGTTAGGATACTTACACATAGCGTTCCAGCCGTTCTTTGCGAACATGGTCTATATGTACTTCATGCCACAGGATGTAACCAAGCGAATTGCTCCTTGGGTCTACTCTGCCTGTTTTGTCGTTTCCATTATGATGATAATTGACATATATCCATTCTCTTGGGCTGAGCCGACTCAACATCACTTTATGACAAGCAAGAACCTATGTTCTGTCTCTGGTGACTGGCACATAGCTTGGGAGATCCCAGTCTTTAATACGACAATAGAATACACGTTCATCAATCAGCCTTATATGTGGGTTGTGTTCGTTCTTCCGTTCTTGTATGGCTCTTGGAAGATGACAACGTACCATCTATTCACTGGATTCTTCTTGTCTATTGCTCTGACAAACGATTTCAACGAAACGGCTGCCGTGTGGTGCTTGCTGTCAATAGGTCTATTAACTATAGTTGTAAAGACTAAAGTCAGAAACTACTTGTACGTGAATACTTGGTACGGTTTACAATTCCCTAAATTTATGAGAGAGGCTTAACAATGAAAACTATTTTTTCTAAAGAACAACAAGTTGTGACACAACCAGCACCACCACCTAGAAAAATATATGGTCTGGAGGATCTATTCAATGAACTGGGAACGATGAAGTGGTCTGGAAATGATAAATCCTGGGACAACGCTATTAACGCTGTCCGTGAGGAAATCAAGAAGATGGTTGTTGCTAATCGTTAAGCAAATCCTACTCCAAAACCAGATCTTGCCATTGCCATCTCGCCCATCAGGCGTCTGATGATAGGATCTTCTGTTCCACCATTATAGTTGTTAACTGTGGTGTTGGAAGAAGATCCTCCAGAAGCTGGAGCACTCTGTTGTGCAGGAGGCGAAATGACAGCAACTTGCGGGGCAACTTGCGCTGCTGCTTGTTTGGCTTCTGTGTTGGACTTGGCAAGCTGTTCTGTTTTCGTGGTGTTGTTAGAAGCCAACATGGTTGTTGCTGCGTTTCCTTCTGCTCCAGAAAACGACTTTGTCAGGCTTGCGTATACATCTTTTGAAGATCTGGCTTTTCCATCCTTATCGTAGAAAATGCTTCTGTTAGCTTCCGCTGCATCTGCTCCAGCAAGTTCAACACCAGTTTGATTCGGATTGTTAGGATCATAATTGGAAAGGAACTTAGATGCTCCACCCTGCCCCAAGAAATGAGCCATGTATGCATCTTTGTCGGATACATCCTTGCCTGTTGCTTTCTGAAGACCTTGTCTGTTTTGTTGGTCGAAGAACTTGGCAACCTCGTATGCCTTTTCTGGATCCAGCTTGTCTTCTAGTGTGTAGTCTTTGCCCATCTTCTTGACAGTGTCCTGCCAAGTAGAATCCAAGAATTGGAATGCGCCAGAAGCAGAAGAAGTGGTCGCGAACAGATTCTTACCACCAGAAGATTCTTTCATGGCAAGCTGATACATGTACGGGTCTTTTTCCTTCAAAGATTCAACAAAATCTGCGTTCTTCTTGACAACCTCTGGGCTGGCTGTCATGTTTTTGTATGTTCCCTTCGCGAAGTCCATTCCAGACCTCAACAACTCGGCAAGCTTTTCTGGTAGGCTCATCGTTGTTTCGTTTAGTTTGTCGATACTTTCCACAGTTGCATCGCTTCCGTCCTTGTATGTTTCGGTCAAGTCTTCGAAATTCTCTTTGTCTGCTTCCAACCCCATTTCGTGAAGATCTTCGTCAAAGTCTTTGAGTTCATCGTCGAAGAATTCTTTGTAAGATTGACCATTTTCTGTTGGCGAAACTCCTTCTGGTTTCGAAACAGTTGTTGTTGGGGTTGGTGGAACTAGTCCAGGTTTGGTGATTGGAGCAGGAGCATCGCTTTCTTTTTTCATGTCTCTAGCGATCAATCCAGCATCAATTCCAAGAGATGCAGCTGTTCCGATTCCAGGAACTGTTCCAGCCAGACCAGAAGCCACTTCCATCCCAGCGCCAGCCCAATCGCCACCCCAAGCCCGTTGTGCTCCAAACCCAAGACCAGCTATTGCACCAACAAGAGGTATCTTCTTTATTAAAGATTTCCCAACGCCTTTTGCAGCGGCTTTCTCTGCTGCCTTAACAGTTCCCTTTTCTGCTGCTTTGGCAGCACCCTTTTCTGCTGCTTTGGCAGCACCCTTGTCCGCATTAAATCCAAAAATATTGGAAAAGAACTTGGAAACCTTTTCTGCTGCTGCTTTGAAACTACCAGTTACCTTTTGGAACAAAGAACCAACCTTTTCTGCAAGAGAACTCATTGCACCACCAATTCCATTTCTGACTTTGGTGAACGCCGATTTAATACCTCCCCCGAGATTCTTGATTGCTCCTTTAATTCCTTTTTTCATGTCTGTGAACAATGTTCCGAATGCGGTTGTCGCCCAAGAAAGCCCCTTTCCTATCAGACCTCCAGTGGTGAACATTTTTCCAAATTTGGTGAATGCGTTTGTGATCATTGCAAAAACTGGTGCAATGAACAGCAACAACTTCCCAATTCCACCTTTCTCGTCTTTCTTTCCTCCTATTCCTGCAGCGATTTTCTCTAGGAGTTTTGTGTGCAACTGTAGCACATTATAACTTTTTTCTGTTATTTCTGCTATTTGGTCGTTTATGGTAAACGCCATATCTTCTACGATGCCTAGCGTATTTTTGGTGTTTTTCTCTATCTTTACCAGTAATGTTACTATTTCTGGTGGAAATTTAGGGCAAGGCGAAGGACAAGGCGTCGGACGAGGCGATGGGCTAGGGGGAGTTGGAGATGGTCTTGGTGGGCTACCTGGTGGATCATCAGGATCCCCTTTCTTCTTTTTGAACATAGAAAGTAGATCATAATTTCCTATCTTCGAAAGAGTAGGCTCTAGGTTTTTGTATGTGTCAGAACCAGAAGCCAAAACTGAGCTGGCAGCGCTTACACCAAGTTTCCCTGCTCCCATGACTCCTGAGCCAACAACTTTGGTGGCTCCCCAAACCCCCTTCAAAGTACCCTTGCCCACAGCACCTGCTATACTCATTGATTCTTCTCTCTTTCTTCTTTTTCTTCTTCTTGTCGTTGATTCGTCAATGCAACATATAAATCCCGTTCAAATGGAATCAACTCATTTATTTCTGTTAGAGAGTATCTATAGTAGTAAGATAACGCCCACGTTGTACGATACCAAGCCTCAAGAGAGGTGTACAACGTGCTGATTATAAAAAACTCTGCAGACCCTCGAACACCATCCTTTCTTCGTATCCGCAGGTGTTGCACTTATAGTTCATTTCATATCGAAGCTGTGGCATGTTCTTGACAAATTCGATCAGAGAGTCTTTTTGACCAGACAAAAGCCCGCTGTACCAGTCTTTGAATTCCTTTTTGCTGAAATCTGTGTATACATTTTCTTCATCAAACACAGAATTGATGCAGGAAGAAATCAGATCTTCGATTTGATCTATCGGGCTTTCGAAGGTATTAGCCTTTGTGATGTTGGCGACGTTTGGATACGACACCATCACACCAAGATCATCTGTTAGCATGATCTTCGTCCCAGATTTGGAAGCGGCTTTTGGATTGAAAATCTCGAACTTTCCTTCTTTGTTGGCTTGTTGGACTTTTACATCTTCGATCTTGATGTTCAACTTGACAACTTTCTTGCAGCGTTCTCCATCTTCTTTGGGGCAAGCTGGATTTCTGTATTGCAGTTCTATGATATCAGAAACAGATTTCGCTCTTACATGCAAGAACATGTATTCGATATCAAAACTTGGGAGGTCTTTGACAGAGACGTTTCCAAGGAAGCAAGCGGTGAGAACATCTGTGATTGCGTTTGATACGTCTTCAAAATTCCCAGACTCAGAAGCCATCAATAGAATTTTTTCTTCGGCAACGGTAAATGGTCGGAATTTTACCAGTTCCTTTGTAGATGGAATTTCTAGGGCAAAGGTGGGATATTTGATAGTTGGAAGAGCCATGATTTCCTCATAATGTTAGTAACGATACCAGTATATAACCAGTTTTTAGAACGAGAAGTATTTGGAAAAGTTGGATCCTATTTTATCGGTAACGCTACCAATAGAACCTCCTTGCGATTTGTCTGTGAGTTTGAACACAGAATCGCTCAAACCACCAAGAAGATCGGCGGGAGCAGAAGCAAGAGTTTCCAATCTAGAAAGGGGGTCGCCACCTTTCCAGTCTCTGCTGAGCCTGTCACGTATTCCCTTCAGGTTTGCAGTTTCTGTCTTGAACTTGTATCGTAGGTTCCGTATGTCAGTGACAGTATTTCTGATGTCGTTTTTGAATCCCCTCAACATTCCAAGAAGACTCTCGTCTTTTAGAGGATCTCCTTTCTTGTAATATGTCTCGGTGAAATGTCTGTATGCAAATTTTACTCGCATTTTCATATATGAATTATTATCAGACCAATCCAAGTTTACTTCGTTCACGTTTATTGGATATGCTTCCATCAGTTTGATTTCTAGTCTGGGGGAAGTTCCATCTTGGTCGTATACTCTGATTAGAATTTTAGATTTGTTTCCTGCATAATCGTCATAATATGAAATGTCTCCATCGTGACCGTTTGCAAGCGAAGGTTGGATCGATTCCATCCAGTTTATTATAAATTGTCTCTCTGCCATTGATTCTGATATGATCATTGTCATATCGATTTCAGAATAACTGTTTCCTGTTGCTATTTTTCTTGGTGGACCATATGTCCTGAGTTCTGTTGTTGTTATGGTTTTTGACGGTAGTTGTGTTGATTCTATTCTCTTGGCAAGAAGCTGAGATGCTGTCCCAGAACTGTTTCCACCAGATTTCCCAACAGAGTTCATAGCCATTGGCGGTTCTATAATAACCTCGAACAAATTGTTTCTTGCAATCGTTCCGTCGTCACCAGCAGAAAACGAAGATCTGAAATCGTTTATGTTAAATGTAGGGTATAGTGGAGGCTTACCCTTATTAAACATATCGTTTATTGCTTTTCCGACATTCAGAACAGAAGAGACGAAGCCACCAACGCTATCGAATTTGAAGTTGGAAAAACTGCTGGCAACCCCAGAGGCTCCATCGGAAGCTTTTGCTACTAAATCACCCCAAAAAGCCATTGTTATTTTCTCCTAGATTTCTTCCAGACCTGGCTGTGTGTTGCGTTTCTCCAGTCTGCCACTGGAAGGAACAACGCATCTTCCCACGATTCTGGTGGAACGTGTATGAATCTTGATTGCATATGAGACTTCAAGTATTTCTTCAAGCAAGGCTGGAACAACTGGAACTTGGAAGCCTGTCTCAATGTGTTGTATGAATGAACCATCTGATTGGCTCTTGGTTTGTTCTTTCCATCATAGGTCAGAACATCGAATAACTTTGCTCTTAGGTTTGGCTGCAAATAGTGCATATTCAAACCAAGAAAATGCGAACCTTGATCTTCTAGAGGAAATATCAACGGGAACGCATCCCAGTATGGCAAGGTGTCTTTGTGTTTGGCGTCGTATGCAAAGAAGTACATTTGCCCAGGAACTAGCGTGCTTGCGTGCATCGTTGATTTCAGCTTCAACGATTTTCTGATAATTTTATCTTCTTCAAACGCAGCTTCCTTGAACCAATCAATAGAAGATTTCTTTCTCTGGTCTGCGGTAGAACCAGTATGTTTCTTCATCAACGACTGGTAGTAATTCTCGGTTGCCATCTACTTCTTCCTCGAGGGATATTTCGATATGTTAGTCATTATTCCAATAGAATTCAATGTGGTTTCGTCCCACACCTGGAATATATAGCCCTGTTTCCTGCAGTACTGTTGTGCTGCCTCCCATTTAGAGATGTTCTTGGCATACGTCAGTGCCTCTGTCAAGAACTTCTCCTCGGACTTGCCTCGTTTCCTCTCGGGAGGTTTCGTCTGGTGTTTAGGCTTTACCTCAACCAGAACGGTTTTGCCGTTCCTGAACGAAATTAGGAAGTCTGGGAAGTATCTGTGCGGTTGCCCGTCAGTCTTGCAGATGTAAGGAATACAAAATTCCTCACTCTCCCACTTGGTCACGTCTGGGTTCAAATCGCACCAACGCATGACGTGATATTCCCAGAGCGATCGGAATATGATGTTCGTAGGATCGCCTTTATATTTCGACTTATTTTTCGGTTCGTATTTTCCAGAGTATGCCATAGGGGTTAAATACTTCTTATTGTATTCCATTATTTAACTGGTGATATATGGCTGACCCAACAGAAATAGTAAACAAGCTACGTTCTACTATAGCGGGAGCAAGAAAGAAATTACTCGGATCGGCAACCCAACAACCACTTCGACAATCAAGTGTGATGGGTTATCCTATGGACATTTTACAAGAAACCTCAGAGGTCAACAGGGCAGTGAAGTTCACCGCATACAAGTATATGTGGGGAAGCACTGTTGGCAACCAAGAAATGCAAGTGAAGGAGACAAACACCCTGCAGTTTTCTTGTTTCTTACCCATTCCACCAATAAGCGAAGTAGATTCTCATGGATATGAAAAGTTTGATGCATGGGGGACTGGGCAAATCCAAGGTGGACAAATCAAAGAAGCGATGTCAAAAGGAGCAGAAGCTCTGAATGGAGCGATGAAAGGAGACTTTAGCAACGTTGGAGGCGCTCTGTCAGCTTCTGGGCAAGTTTTGACTCCTATTGTGGCCAAGGGAGCGGTGAAGATGTTGCAAGGAACAATGGGAGAAGACTGGAATGTCTTGAGGAGAAATGGGGCTAATGGTCTTACAATAAATCCACTATCTACTGTCATATACCAAAACACCGCACTTAGAAATTTCTCCTTCACATATACTATGATCGCTAGAAACCCAGCAGAGTCGGAAATCATAGACAGCATTGTAAGGAACTTTCAGTACTGGGCTAGACCTTCCAGAAGCAAACTAAGCGCAGACAATGTGCTCGGAACTTCTATTGATATTTCTCTAGAAACCTTGGAGCATCCAAGTGTTTGGAGAATCGAATTCGTTGGTGAAGGCACTGATGAAAATAGTTCTATTTCTAGATGGCTCCCGAAAATAAAAACATGCGTTCTGTCAGATGTTTCTGTTTCTTATGGTGGTTCGGAAAACGGAGCGCCTCTATTTTTTAGATCAACTGGAGCACCAGTAGTGTATACTCTTGATCTCTCGTTCCAAGAACTGTATATGAATACCGCTGAAGATGTGAATTTAAGGGTGTAAAATGGCTGCTACATTTTTCAAAAAACTTCCTAGAATAAACTACGAATTCGAAATAAATGGAAAGGTAGAAACACACGAACTTTGCAACACCCAAATCAAGTACATCTTGAAATATAAAACTGCAAAGATAATGTCTAACATCTACAAATACGCCTGGCTGGATGGAATGCGTCCAGATACATTCTCAGAGAAATACTATGGCACCAACGAGTTGTATTGGCTTGCTCTGTTTTCTGGTGGAATCTATGACATACACAACGAACTTCCAAGAGAAGAATGGGTTATACTAAAATATCTCTGGAAGAAGTATAACCAAGATCCTAGATTCACTGCATACTGCGCCGCACTAAACAAGCCGAAAACAGAAGAACGTCTGTATGACTGGGCTGCATTGACTACCAAAGAATACAGAGACTCTGAGGGTAATGTTATTGATATATTCAACGACATGCAGTATACATGGGACAGGTATTCTACCAACCCAAGTTTCATTGCATATTTCAATTCTATTCCAGGGAATGCTAATAGAAATCCCACAAGACAAGATGTGTTTACTTGGGCTACAACAACCATAATAGAATATCGAGACCAAAACGGGAATGTGGTCAATCAAAACACACCAGGAGCAATTCCAATTTCTGTTCTTGCATACGAAGCAGAAAATATAAAAATCTCTATATTCGAATACGAGATAGAACAAAACGAAGCGAAACGAAATGTCAACATAATAGATGATTCGTTCGGAACAAGATTCAGAATGGACTACGATTCACAGATGAACAAACTCCAAGCAGACCTGGAAGAATAAAATGGCAGAGAGAATTTCCAAAGGCTATTATCAAATCCAACATCTGTACATTACTTCTCACAGTAATAAACGATACGATTTCGATGGCAACTTTGATGCTCTTACCTACGAAGAGTCTATTTTTGATCTTGGTGTGGCTCATGGGCATGTTTTGTTCAAGGATTCTTCTGAAATATGCAAGAAACTCCCGATAGTTGGTGGCGAGCGTCTTGTTTTCGAATACAAGATTGGTTCAGAAACAAAGACTGTCAAAAAGAATTTCATCATTTACAAAACAACAACTTCTTCTGATGCAGCTTCCATGAGGAACATAGTGACACTGCACTTCATCACAGAAGAGATGATGAACTCCAACAAGAAGTCTATCAACAGAGCATACAAAGACAAGACAGCCAAACAAATCGTCGAAGATCTGTTCAAAGAAGTCAATGACACAACTGGTTCCAAGATAAAGATATCTGACACAAAGGGTCAGCATCATATTATCATTCCAAAGTGCCATCCACTAGAAGCAATCAATAAAGTTGCTGCTGTGACACAACACCCTTCGTACAAGTCTGGGTTGTATTTCTTCTTCGAGAATTCACACGGATTTAACTTTTCCTGCGTCGAAGAGATGATGGCAAAGAAACCTCTTGGAACTTTCCAAAAGAACCTTCAGACGGTTGACACTGGAGTCAGAGAGAAAACGAACAGTCTTCTTGATCTCGTTCCTCTTTCTGGAGCACCAGAACTTCTGACTGCAATGAAAAATGGAATGCTCGGTTCAAAATATGTATGCTACGATCCGCTTGTGAAGTCATACAAAGAAGTGACTTATGATTATAACAAGAACTTCAAAGACACTTCTTCTATGAACAATTTTAAGTTGGTTCCGAATGCGGATAAAATTTCCAACCCAGAACAAAAGATAACATACGTTCCTTCTAATTCCATAAGAAAAAAGAGTTCATATTTCAACAACAATGCTGGAAGCGTGAGTCATTGCAACGACATAGAAGAAGTTTGTCATTATAGCAACTCTATGATGGAACAGTTGTTTTCCAAGCATTATAGAATTTCAGTCAAAGGAGACGACGTTTCTTCTCTATGGGAAAAGAAATCTAGGATGATGACAATAGGGGAAACCATAGAAATCAATTATGTTTCCAAAAGCATTGACGAGAAAGAAACGAATACACCACACGGTTATATCAACGGTAAATATCTCGTGTATTGGTGCGAGCACGTTTTCTCTATGTCAAAATATATGATCAACGCAAAGATTATCTCGGATACCAATACAGAAGACCATCCGACCAAGAGGCGATCTGTCTAATGTTTTCATATGCTAACAATGGAATGGTGATGTTCGAGGGAGTGGTCGAAGATAGGAACGACCCACTCAAACTCGGAAGAGTCAGAGTCAGGATCTTCGGATTCCATACTCAGGACAAGTCATCAATCAAGACGGAAGGTTTGCATTGGGCATCTGTGTTGATGCCAGTGACTTCTGCGTCAACAACTGGAGTTGGAGAAACTCCTGCTCTTGTCGAAGGCTCCCATGTAGTTGGATACTTTCGAGATGGTTCTTATGCCCAAGATCCTGTCGTTATTGGCTCTATCCTTGGGATTCCCATTGATGCAAACAAATCTGGAACTGGTTTCTTCGACCCAAGAACTTCTGTTCCAGCCTCTCTTGGTGGCAAACCATTTCCGCGATGGATAGACGAACCTGACACACCGAGGCTCGCACGAAATGAAAAGGCAGATCAAGAAACAATCCTTTCCAAGAAGAATTCTACAAAAATTACTGGAATTGCTACGCCGACGGGAACCTATGACCAAGTAGCTTCTCCGTACAACGCAAAATACCCATACAACAAAGTTCTAGTCACAGAGTCTGGGCATACAGTAGAATACGATGACAGCCCTGGAGCCGAGCGTGTGCATATTGCTCATAGATCTGGCACGTTCATTGAAATGCATCCGGATGGAACCATTGTTATTCGTTCCACAAAAGACACATTCGATCTGACTTCTGGAAACAAAAACGAATATGTCAAAGGGACGCACAATCTTACTATAGACGCACAAGGGAACATTTACTGCAAAGGCGACTATACATTCAAGACAGATAATAATATGAAGTTTGTTGTCGCTGGAAACGTAGAATGGGAAATTGGTGGGTACTTCAAAGAAACTATAACTGGCGACTCTACCACAACATCAAAGAATATCAGCATGACTGCAAACACTAACATGTCTATGACTGGTTCTTCGAAGACAACAATCAAGGGTGGCGGTACTACAGAGACGTTAAATAGTAACTATACTGTTTCCACTGGAACATTTAGCGTAACAGCTTCTTCGACGAGTTTCTCATAAAATGGCAGAAAAACCAGTAGTCGTCTACAAAGACTTTAATATGAATTTCCAAGCTAATCCTATTAGCGAGGATCTTGCTGTTCTCACAAACGAGCTGGCTGTCGCTCAATCTCTAAAAAATCTACTCTTGACAGACTATGGCGAAGTTCCATTTAATTCGGTTGTTGGTTCTGGGATACGGGAGATGTTATTCGAACCAGTTTCTGAGATCGTTACACTTACGCTCAAAGATAAAATCGTTTCAACGATCAAGAACTTCGAACCAAGAATTACTTTAATTGGTCTTGGGATAAAAGATGACGCCGAGTCAAACAGTTACATAATTGACATAACGTACAAAATCGTGGTTTCTTCTAAGACCTACAACGTATCAATTTCTTTGGATAGATTACAATGAGTGATTACCAGTACAAGAATTTCTCTGAGCTTGATTTCGAAGAGATCAAGGATTCATTAAAGCAGTATCTTTCTACACAAGAAGCTTTCGTCGGTTTCGACTTCGAAGGAACTGCAATCAATACGTTGTTGAATGTTCTTGCATATAACACTCAGTACAACGCTTTCTATTTGAACATGCACGCTTCTGAGAGATTCCTCGCGACCGCTCAGCGCAGAGAAAACGTCGTTGCTCTTGCAAAGAACCTTGGATACACTCCATATTCCTCCAAAGGATCTGTTGCTGTTCTTGGGTTGAGAGCGACGCCAAAATCATGGTTCACCGAGAACAAAATGACGATTCCGAAGCACACCATGATCAAGGGTGCCAACGAAGACACTAACATGACGTTCTATACAATGGAAGCTTTCGATCTGGTGCAGGAATCAAACCAAGATTCTTCTATCACATATTTCGGTCTTGTTGGAGTATTTGAAGGGAAAAAGTTCACCCAAACATTTACTATGACAGAAGCTGAAACTGGTGTTGTTCTTCCAAATAAAGACGTGCAAACAGATCGGCTGGAAGTTCTAATCACTAGCGGTTCTACTGTTGAAATATGGAATTCTTCTTCTACGTTTATGAATCTAGATTCCCAGAGCCAAGTTTACTTCACCGAAGAAGTCATCGGTCAAAAAACCAGAATTTTCTTCGGCGACAACATCATAGGGAAAAGACCAGCAAACGGATCTACTATAACAGTAACATACTTCACCTCTTCTGGAACTGCCGGAAATAATGCTTCCAGCTTCACATTTGCTGATGCCATCTCTTCAGCCGATGTTGTTACAGTGACTAATCCGGATGCGAAGTCATATGGTGCTGTTGACATTGAATCGATAGAGTCTATCAGAGCAAACGCTCCTCTTGAGTTCGAATCCCAGGGAAGAGCAGTCACTGCAAACGACTTCAAGACACTGTTATACAAACTCGTTCCATCTGCTCACACAGTTGCTGTCTGGGGTGGAGAAGAAGAATTAAATGCTCCTAGGCTTGGTTATGTGTTTCTGACTTGGGTCACAAAGGAAGAATTGGATCGCCTGAGCCAAGGCGTTATTGTTACAAGAACTCCTCTAGAAAAAACTTATGTTCAGAATGCTCTTCGGACAAAATACTCTACTGTTACTATATTCCCAGAAGTAACAGACCCACAGTTCATTTTCCTACGAATCAATTGTGTCGTGTATTACGATTCTACCAAAACTGCAACCACAGATCCAATACTTGCTGCAACGAAAGCAAATATCAAGAAATACTATACCGATAACATCAGCAAATTCCAGACCACACTAAGATACTCCAAGCTTTCCACTGCAATAGACAGTGCATCTCCTTTGTACGTTAATTCGAACGATCTTTCTATACAGATATACCAAGAAAAGGTATCAGCTTCTGATGCTATAGGTGGAATTGTATTCGGTATTCCTGTGAAACAATATTCTGTTATATCTACTACATTCACATATAGTAACAACGGAGTAACCAGGAACGATGCATATTTTAGCGATAGAATCGTTTCTTCAATTTCTGCTCAGTCTAACGAACTGTATCTGTGGTACAAAGATAATGGAATCGATTATGTTTGGACTGATTTGGAAGGCGACCCAATCAAAGTTGGAACCATTGACAGAAATTCTGGTGTGGTAACATTCAGTGATTTTTCTACATTTGATATTTCCCAAGCCCAGGGAATCTCTGCAAACAACAGATTGGTGGTCTCAGCGGAACCAACTTACAGAGACATTGACTTCGGAAAGAACCTCCTTGCTGTTCTTAGAGAGACTGATATTAAAATCCAAGTTCTGGCGGATTAACAAATGCATACAACTCAAGAATTGTCTCAAAGTCTTGGTATAGGGAATATTGTCCCACAGTTCATACAAGAAAACTATCCCTCGTTCGTAGGGTTTCTTGAAGCTTACTATGACTGGATGGAACAGAACGGAAACGTAAACAACATCCTTCATAAATTCGGGATGTTGAACGAATCTGTTGATTACTTTGCCGACAGAACAAGCCCTGCCGATTCTCAATTCGATTCATTCGCGAAAGACTTGTACGAACTATACTCACAAGAATATGCCAAATCCTACCCAGTAGAAAAGGTATTGAGAGAAGACCTTTTCATAAAGTCCATCAGAGAAGTGTTGGCTTGCAAAGGTTCTGTGGATTCCATTAAGAACTTTTTCAGAACGATTTATGGAGAGGAAGTAGAAGTAGAGTTTCCTTCTAGTAGGAGAGAGACTTTCTATGCAAAGACATATTACAAAATAAAAACGCACATATTATTAAGCGAAGGGTTTGTAGAACAGAAACTTGCTGTGTTGAATGCTTGTATTGGTAGATATTTTCGTTCAACATTTGGAACAGTTGCCCAACTACAAAAGATATCCTCTCAAGAAATAACTGGAAAATTGATTTTAGAGTTAGAATTTATCAACCTAACTGGTGGATATTTCGTTTCTGGGGATAAAGTTTCGTACCAATTTACTCCAGAAGAAATTATTTTCTTTTCTAGCCCAAATCTTAACTTGGACTATGGAAATCAAACCCAGAATTTTTATTACGTGGACTCAACGCTTTCGTTTCATACGAATGGGATAGTCACAGAATACGAGATACAACAATCTGGTACTGGTTATAGAATTGGTGAAACTATTATTCTAACCACTGGAAACGAAATCCAGTCTGGCGTTGCAGTAATAACTTCTGTCAACACAAATGGTGGAATTACTGGGATACAGATAACCAATAACGGATATGGCTTCAACGCATACTTGAAAATTGACGACAGAGCACAACCAGATTATTCTGATCTTCTGTACGGTGGAAGGATATATTCAAGTGGTTCTGGTGCGATTCTTTGGTTCAAAGCGGGTGCAGTCTCTTTCTGGGATGCAAGCAAAACGCTGAACAATGGAGCGCAAACCCTTGCATACGAATCAAACAATTCTGAAATTTCTGGAAGCGGAAGTTTTGGAGAATATTTCGAAGAAAGAAGCTCAACAGATCCTACTGATTTCTTCGGATACTTCGTAGAACAAGAAGAAGGAACAGAAGGTGGGTACTATAATAGCGTAGTCAATTCACAAAACCCAGCAGAGTATTCTCTGGTCTTGGCAAGAAGTTCTGATTCCAAAACCTTCGGAAGAATATATTTCGAAACTCAGTTCATAGATGATTCTACGAACCATGGAACAACCAACTTTGATTTCAACTCAAAATTCAACACAGATTCTCAATACACTGTTGGTATAATTACTTCGGAATCCACTGCACCTAACATAAACGTACAACTTGGTACATTCGTTGGTTCTTGGGGTGTTCAGATTCTCAATGGATTCGTTAAGTTCTTCGATCAGGGTGTTTCGACTCTCATAACTTCAAGCATCCCATCTTTGGGTGGCACTAAAACGATAAGATTCTTGTTGGATCTAGTTGACAATGTCTGCTATGTTGGTAATGCTAATGGCTGGTATTCTGGAAAAACTAACACATTGACCTCTCTTCCAGAAATACCAGTATTCGATGACATAGAACACAGTTCTGGAATTCGTGTTGGTTCTTCTGGAAGATTTATTCCACAAATAAACTTGAGGTTTGCTTCTAGAGTTTCTCAGATGGTGTACGATATCCCAGAGAACTTTGCAACACAACAACAGGTTTCTTCTGAACAATTTAGCCCGTTCTCTTATGATTTCGATCCGTTCAAGATTCCAGTTCTTCCATGGGACACTTCTCCAGCAACAGAAGTAGACGATGCTGACGTTTACAAGCTCACCTCAGAAGAAGTTGTCTATAGGTACAAGATAAAAACAGCAATTTCTCCTAGGGTATGGGACAAGATATACAGAGCTTGTGTGCATCCAGTTGGAACACAATACGAAGCACAAATTGTAGCTTCCAGTTCTTCTTTGGATAGCGTAATCGGTTCTATTGTTTCTTTGGTAGAAGAATATGTTGGTCAGACTTTCATAAAAGAAGACGCAGAGATAAAAACTGACCTGTACGAATACTCTACGAAGACTATCGGATCTTCCATAGAAGTAAGCGACGCAATAGAGTCAATCAAAGACTGTCCGATTTATTTGTTGAATCAAGACTTGATTGTTACCTGTGTGGAGAGCAATATCGGTGTTGCTTGATCGTGGGTAAATAACTCAAGAATATTCAATATCTGTTTGGGAACAAATTATGTCGAACAATACAATTTACAACAAGATGTTTTCTGACGTTGGATCCAACTTCAGTTCATCTGTCGTAGATCTTGGATACACCCTGCAAAACCCCGCCAAGAAAACAAAAACCAATAGAATCATAAGAGGATTCTATTCAGACACAAAGAGTTTCGAATCAGCGGCGGGGATAGCATCAAAATATTTCAGTGGAATAACACTTTCTTCGAAGTACATTTCCAGATCCTGTACAGAAAAAATCTATCTGGAAGTAGAGATAGAACACATCTATCCAGATATAACCAAAGCAAGAGAAATCATAAAGAACGTCGTTTCCAACACAACCCTTCCAACAGACGCAACCAACAAAAAAATAGTAGATCTTCTTAAAGGAAATGGTTCTGGACCAGACCTCAGGACGTTCTCTATAGACGTTTCCGCTTCATTTTTATTTGGTGATCTATACGATCCAAATCTAGAAAAGGCATCTATAGAATATTCTACCATAGAGGAAGAAAATGGTCTTCAGTTTTATGGAATGTGTAGCTTTGATGAGCATAAGTTCGAGGACATCAAAAGATATGTCCTTTGTATGCTTCTTGACACAAAAACAAGAAAACTTGAGTGTCAGCTTGTTTCGAGAGAAACTCTCCCTAACAAAGAGCCCAAGCAAGTATTTTATTCGTACGAGAAAGCCTTGCCTCTTTTGACGCAATATACTGATTCTTCTGCTGGGGACATTTTGTTCCAGATTAGTTGTGGTACAAGACATTATGAACTTTTGTCTTTTTTGAATACTGTTCCATCGAAATATAGATCGATCTTGGAACAATACCAAAAATACTTCAAGGAAGCTGGAACGATCATGAGGATTCGTTCCACTGCCGCCGATCAACAATACAAACCAGCGACCGCAACAGCTATTTCTGATTGCAAGATGTCTGGTGATATAGAAGTAAAGTTCAAGACTCCAAATTTCTTGTTGTCTGGAACTTCTGCGTCAACTGTAAAAGATGTTATCGAAAAATCAATCCAATTCTCTGAAGACACAGGAAATGATTTGACGTCAAAAGATCGAGATCTAATCACGAAAGTCGAAAAACAAAAAATTCGTGGTCGGTTGGATTATTCGTTGAAGTCTGGTGAGAGATTTTTCATATCAATCGATGACGGCAAGTCTTGGACAGAAATAAAATCTTCCAACATAACTGGAAGAGAATTCATTTCTTCAGAATTGACTCTGAAAGAACAAAATTCAAGAATTCTATTCAAGTATATTGATAAGTTTGGGAAAACTGTAAATTGCAAAACTTCCGTGCCTTATAGATTTTCCCCCAATGCTTTGACTCATACTATAGAAGTAACTTCAATTCTGAATAAGGTCGGAGACTATAATACAAAAACTAGAGCCCAGGTAATAACTGGTAAGTTCTCTAGGAAGTTTGACGCTTCCTGTTTGATAGAAGGTTCTCTAGACGATGGCAAAAATTGGATAAAAATACCAGCCAATTCTATTTCTGCTGACAGAACACAGTTTAATTGGAATGTTGATCTAAAAGAGGGAATCAACAAAGTTTGTTTTAGAACTGTGGACGTTGCTGGAAATGTAGGAGCGAAAACTGGTTCGAAAACAATATTCGTAAAGTCTGTTGGGTCGAACAACAAAGGAAGCATCGAGCCATTCATGTATAGACACGCTGCAAAGTTGTCTAATGGAAAAGCTTATTCCTATCCCGACTGGTACACCAACTTTTGGTGGAAATTTCTAGTTTCTTATAAAGCATCTGGAAGTGATTATGTTGGATTAGAAAACTATGTTCTAGATGCTCTCCCAGACGATTCTATTTCTGTAACCAGAGATGAATCGAAAGAATCTTATTATCCAGTCCCTTCTACTCATTGGGACTATCCAGAAGTTGGAACTGGCTCTGCAAGTTTGTTTGAGGATTGGGATAAACCAACTATCAGAACTGCAAATGGTGTGAAGACCGAGTTTTCGTTTATACCAAATATCGATCCTTCCAAACCTATTGGTGAGTTTCCTTTTTATGGGCTCGCTGCTGGTTTCAACCAACAAAAATTTTCTACGTCATATAAACACCAAAACATCATAGGTGTGTTAGAGAATGAGCTAGAGGCTGATGATACTGTTTACGGTTCTGTTGATGGAGGAAAAACTTGGGTCTACATAGAAACATTTCCCATTGCACAACTAGCAGATAAAATAAAAGAATTCAAGACAATAAAAGGTAATAATCTGGTCTCTACTACGTTGGGACACAAAGCCATTGTTGCATACAAAGCTTCGAATCTAGTATCTTCTGAATTCAACTATGCATCTGAAGGATACACTCAACCTGGGTTTTCCTTTGCAAATTCTTCTGACGTAAATGAAAATGGTTACAGGTCACACAGAATGCCATCTGGTACTGGTGGTGTACCAGAATACAAAACCATCGACCAACCAAAATCTGGAAAACTCGCTTTTATATGGGATCGATGCACTCTCGTAGAAGGGAATAACAATGTTGTTGTGAAGATTGTTGATTATATCGGCAACGAGACTATCGTGATAGATCAACCGTATGTCTTCAGGAATACCATACCTCCAATACAGATAACGAACATACAATATGCTTCTGGAAATCAAAATAATGCCGTGAAGTTTAACAACAATGTTGTCTCTGTTGATCGCACTAAAATAAAAGATGAGAGAAGATCTAATGGAGTTACTGATGGTTCTATTGGTCTGCCAGAATTGGTAAACTTTAATTTTGGAACTAATGGGGATATAGATTTCGTAGATTTGACAGTTCACATAACCCTTTCTCGTGATCTTTTAGAAGATGAATCCGTAGAGATATATTGTCCAAGTCAGTTGACTAGAAGTTCTGTATTGACTTTGCCAGCCCCAGGTAACACAAATGGATATGGTTTGAACCGCATCGGAAGTAAGATTTATATGAAAACGAAGAAGGTCGATTCAAACAAGATTCAAACAACACTCAGGGTTTGTTCGAAGAACTACGCTTCTAAGTACAAGAAAATTGTACAATTATTGCAGACATATGGATTTGGAGAAATACCACACACAGTCGCTACATCAAATTGGTTTACAGCTAATTCCAGCGATCCACTGGCTCCGATCCAATCTGTGAAACTTTTTGTCGGAGACTCTGCTGGTAATGTTCTCGCTCTACCAGCTGTTTCTGTAGTATCAATTTAAGTATTAAATACAGTCATCGACATACCACAATTCTAGTAGGAACGATATACAATGCCATCAAACATCATAACATCGAACTTCAGATGCTCAAGCGCAGCGAATTTCGTATCTTCTATTTCTAGTTCTTCTGTATACACATACATTGGAAGACACTATGCATGGGATGGACAATATTCTGATCTAATTCCACCAACTCCAACTGACACTGATACGTTGGTGAATGCCGATCAATTCAAACAAATGATCGCTGTGAAGAAGATTAGAGAAGTCGACGTTTCCATTGCTGTCAGAAGATACAACTGGACTTCTGGTATAAAGTATATTCGATACTCCAAGACAGACGCAGACATTCTCAAGAAAGAATTTTATGTCTACACTCCAGATGGAAATGTCTACAAGTGCATCGACAACAGAAATAATCAAGGAGTAGAAATTCTTTCAACTATCATGCCTGACTTGTTAACCAAAGACGTCTTCCAGACTTCTGATGGGTATAAGTGGAAATACATGTACACAATCTCTGGGGATATCGCAGAGAAATTTCTCACTCCTAAATTCATGTATTGCCCGAATTCTTCTATAGACTCTAATGTGGATTCTGTTAACAACACAGAAAACATGCCTGATGGTGGACATGCATCAAACATCCCAAAAGAACTTGGTGCATATTATGTTATTGTTGCTGCTAGATTCGAAGGAGACGAGGTAGGAAAGCTTCCTACTAATATAGACTATCGCGCATTTGGGATTGTTCGTAATCTAACGCTACAAACAAACGGAAATTCGCCAGCAACAGCAGATTTCTATAACATGAGAACAAGAGTTAGATTCAACGTTGCTCCAACTGGTGCATTTGTAATAGGACAACAAGTTTCTATTCAATCTCAGACAAACTTCAACAGCTATGTGATTGGAACTGGAACAGAAGGAGCGCAGCAATATGTTGATCTCGTTGGGCACAATCAAACAATAACTGTTGGTTCGGTAATTCAATCTGGGTCTACATCTGGCGTTGCTTCTTCTATTGTATCAAGCCCCTTGCGTTACAGAGGGGATGTTCTCTCGGTAGAATATCGCTCACCAATTCAAAGATCTCCAGGTCAGGTAGAGGCGTTAAATATAGTTCTAGAATTCTAATCTTAAACTCCTATCGAGGATTGTGTGATGAAAAGAGTTATACTCCTGTGTCTCGTGTTCATGATCACTGCTTGTAAAACTGTAACTGTCACCAATCCCAACCAAGGAAAAGTTTATCTGACCCCACCAGATATTACTCTTTCTTTTCCCAAGGGCAAGCCAGACAAACTTGTTGTCTCTATCAACAACACTGATATATCTTCGTTCTTTTCTGTAACTGATACAGGGGCAACGGTATCTGGCGAGTCTATCAAACAGTATCTCCAAGAGAACGAGAACTTCGTTCATATCAAAACTCCTACGACTCCTTCAGTCAAGTTTTTATATGACACCACTGGTCCAGTCGTTCATATTACACAGACAACAATAGGAACTTCAGTTCAAATATCTGGGTTTGTTGAAGACGCTTCTGGTGTCAAGACTGTCACAATAGACGGTGTTGCTGTTGCGCTAGATTCAACAAACAACTTCTCGATCACAACTGCAAAGAGAACTTTTTATTCTTTCTCGACCGAAGACGTAAATGGTTACAAGAACACTCAGAAGTTTGCTGACAACACTGTTATCGCAAAGAACTCTGTTTCTGTCAGGATCAACAAGAACGGTCTGAAGTTCATGGTCGACCAGACTGCAAAAGTTCTTGCTTCTCCTGCATTGGGTCAGATGGTCAAAAACTTCAATCCAATCAAAGAAGACAAACTTCTCCTAGACACATATAGAATCGACGCAAACGACGCAAAGGTTGGTAGAGCAGTTCTCAATCTAACCCCAACTGCGACTGCTAACACGTTCGACGTTTCTGGAACTTTCTATGACGTCTGGGCAAATGGAACATTCTCATACGATTTCTGGATGTGGGGGCTTCCAACACTTTCCAAGTCTGGCAACATTATGCTCGATTCTGCCTCCTTCACTGGAAAGGCTACAGTTTCAATCTCCAACGGTGTTGTCAACGTGGGTATACCTAGCCTTAACGTGCAGCTAGACACGCTCAGAACCGATATCTCGGGCTTTCCCGATGGGTTTGCGTCTATCTTCTACGATGCGTTTAACTGGCTGTTCGAAATAATCCTGTCAAACCAGATCAAGCAAATTCTGCCTCCAAAACTTGCTGAGTTCGTTGACACATTCCCTAAGACCATTTATGTTGACATCAACGGAAGCCAGATCAAGCCAGACATCGTTCCTGAGTCGTTTTCTTCTAATGCGTCTTTCCTTGACCTGAAACTCTCTGCTAGGTCGTACAATCTAACAACCAATGGTCCAAAACTTCTAGGCAGTCACTGGATTGGTGTTGCTGATGTTCCTGCTGCTTCAAATACTTCACCAAGCGGGAAAACAATGGACGTTGGAGCAATGATCTCTCAAGATATGGTGAACCAGATTCTTGCAGCAGCGACTTCTTCTGGCTTGCTGTCGTTGAACCTTTCCGAGAAAGATGTAATCGGAGTTCCGACTCAGACACAAGGGCAAATCAAACTAATCACCAGACCTGTTTCTGCTCCTGTGATTGACTTCGTCAAATCTTCCAAAGGAATTGCAAAGTTCAAGATGCAAGACTTCTATGTTCGACTAGATGCGATTATGGATTCTACATTGCAGTACAAGACAATGATGGGTGCTGTTGTTGACGTCGAAGCCTTCGTTAACATCGGCGTTGATGACAGCGGAATGCTTGGTCTTGAGTTTGTTGGATTCCCACAGATCAGAATCAAGAAGATCGAACAAGGAACTTTGGTTCTCTCTGAGAATCTGGCGCAGAGTTTCGTTGACAGCATCACCAAACTAACTCTCCCGTACATTCAGAAAGCCGCTGCCAGAATTCCTCTTCCATCGTTTGAAGGTCTCAAGATCAACATCGGCGAACTCTGGGTTCCTTCTAATGGCGTTGTTGGAACAAACATCACAATCATTGACGGTTCTACTGTAGTAGAACCTGCCCCTTCTACCATAGTGTCTGCTAATGCAACATACGACAAGAACCTTCCTGTTGTGATTATGCTATCAAGCACTGCGACAGGGTTGACTCAGTATAAGTACAAACTAGACAACAACCCTTGGAGTTTCTGGATGCAGCGTGGTTCTGTTGATCTATACGGTCTTGCAGTTGGGGACCATACAGTAACAGTATGCTCCAGAACAATGAAGTTGGTCGAAGACAAGGTATGTACGTCCACTTCTTTCACGGTTAAATAAAGTTATCGTTTGATTAACAAAGAGATTTTTTGAGATGGCATCTAAAATTACGCTTGGAAATACTTTCGATTATTGGCGGCAACAGTTCAATGCTCTTGTCGACGAAACTTCTGCTGCCAATAATCTTTTCAAGACACCACAAGAATTTGGTGCAGTCGGGGATGGTATCAACAACGACACAGCTGCGTTTGCTGCAGCACAGGCATCAGGGTTTCCGATCTATGTTCCACCTGGTCAATATAAACTTACTCAGATTTTCGGATCCGTGAATCCTACGACTGGTGAAGTCACTAGCAACTTTTTTGGAATGGGTGGCGTCAGTTGGGTAAATGGATTTAATGGATTGGCTTGGTTGAAATTCGATCTATTGAATTCATTCACTGGCAGTATGTTTTCTACTGTCAGAGTACATACTCTGACACCCACAACAGATTCTCACCTAACAAGTAAAAAATATGTCGATGAAAAAGACATCATTCTAACCAATAGCATAAATTCCGTACAGTCAACCCTGTCAACAGAACAAACTAGAATTCAGAATCTAGTCGATACAGCATTTAGGAAGAATGTTTCCAACGAGGCTGCTGGTGGTTTGTTCGTTTTCAAAACTGAAGATAATTTTGTCGCTTCCAACACTTCTATGACATTCACTGGTCTCGAAGTCAAGCAATACCAATATGACAAAGATGCTATGATGCGTTTCCATGTTGGAAACGATTTCGCTGGTTATTTCGGTCTTGCTGGGGATATTAACGACTTCGCTGTTGGTGGTTATTCGTTCGGTGCAAACAAACACAGAATTCTTCACAAAGGAAACATTGATCAGTTCACACCAGTTTCTGGAAACTGGTGGAACAATGGATTCGTAAAGGTAAAGACAACTGGAGTTGCTGAGATAGGAGGATTTCTTGATTTCCATTCGCAGAATAGTGGAACTTCTGACGCAGATGCAAGAATAGGAACTTCATACGATGGAACATTTTTAGGGTTTTCGAAACCAGGCGATTCGACTTGTGTAAATTTTGATCTAGTAGCAGGAAATGTTCAACTTACATCAAAAACTGGTGCTGGTGGATACCATCTAATTCTAAAGTCAGAGGCACTTTCTGTTGAAGATCCTGCATTTATAAATTCTCCTGGGTTTGATGGAAACGATTATTGTACAAACACCATGAGGCACGTCAATGGTGGGGCAAGATTCAGAGGTTTGTTCAAAAAATCAGGAGTCCCAGAGGAACCAGCCCTTCTTCTTGAAGGCGTCAAGAACGACGACGGAATGTTTAATTGGGAATGGGCGAAGATTTCTGTCAATGCGTTTGGATTGGCAGCTGGAGGCATCGGAACTGGAAATAATGCAAACGACAACATATTCGGTGTGTATGACAACGGAACAGCAAGGCTAGTGGTTAAGGGAGATGGAACATTAAAGACGTCAAGCACAATTGATTTGTATAATTCTGGTATATCTGGGGGTTCTGATTCTGGATACGGTTACAGAATACATTCTTATAGTTATCTCAGCGTTCCTGGTTTATCGTTTACGAATTCTAGTGGAACAGAAACCCTTGCAATTTATGGAAACCATGTCCACGCACCTGCCGCTTCTTTAGCTGGATACAATATTAGCGGAACAGAAAGACTTCTAACCACAAAAGAATATGTTAATGGTACCAACAGCTTCTCAACCAATGGATATACAAAACTTCCTGGTGGCTTGGTTATTCAATGGGGTACGTTTGATTCTAATGTTGATGTAGCTCAGGTGGTGAACTTTCCAACTCCGTTTCCAAACGGTTGTATAAGTGTCACAACAAACGTAAAGGTAGCCAGTGTATTGTGGAGCATAAACGCATATACTTGGAACGCCAATTCTTTTACTGTGGACAGAGACGCAAACATAGATGGAATTAGAACTGTAAACTACATTGCAATAGGATACTAATCTGTGGTTAAACTTTGTTATAGATACTATTTGAAAAGTTTTATCCACTTTCGGAGAATCGTGTGAACAGAGATTTTATTCATAATCCAGTAATACATACAGACTATTCTAAATTTTCTGTAGAACCACCAGACGAGGCAGCTATTGCAGCTTCTTTTGCGAAGTTAAACTCTCCCATTTCAGTGGAGCAAAGAAGAAATATTCTTCTGAAAGAAACCGATTGGACTGTTCTTCCAGATTCTCCATTCACAAAAGAGCAACAAAAAGTGTGGAAAATATACAGACAAGCGCTGAGGGACATCACTGATCAAGAAGGATATCCTGATTCTGTTGTTTTTCCAGACAAGCCAGTATTTTGAGAGATAACAGAAAATGGCAAATTTGAATTTTAATCTGAAGTTTAGAACAGAAACCAACAGAGAGTTGACTTTCGAAGAAGTTGACAACAACTTCAAAAATCTAAGGGACAATATAGGTGCAGTAAACAACGGATTAGTTGTATTAGAATCTCACAATCACACTGGCGTATATGCTCCAAATGTGTACCCACAACCTAAAAATTGGTTCAATGATGGATTGCTAAGAGTCAGAGCAAGTGATGGTGGCACAGAACTAGGAAAATATTTGGATTTTCACACCACAGACTCGACAGATAAAGATTTTAATGTAAGGATCGATACAAGCGCATGGAGCGATGAAAATTTAGACAACCATAACTCAATACAGTTCTTTGGTAATAATGTCTTGGATGCAGGGTGGAGTTCAGCCCCAAGAGTTTCTTTCAATCTAAGTTTTGGGGATACGGAATGGATTCATGGAACCAAGCAAGGAAAGCTTGCTGGAGCGCCTTGGGTTGGTGGTCATTGGTATTCTCAACTGGGTATATTGGAATCTCCTGGATTTGATGGAGAAAATGTAAATGGTGTTTGGAGGGGTGCTGCTAATAAACATGTGTATCTTTATATTGGTAACACAGACGAGTATGGACAAGCCCTCATTCGTGGTTATAGAAGAGGAGGAAACGATTCTCCAAAAAGAAACGTACCAGCTATTCTTATAGATGCTGCTAGAAATAATGCAGCTCAGTCTATGTGGAACGAAGGTACTATTTGTGTAGTTGCAAGATCCTGGGACTATTCAAAAATGACTTGGGCTACACCACACGGCGGTTCCAATTTCTTTACAGTACACGGTCATGGACAAGGATCTAGTTTTACTGTTAGAGAAAACTTATGCATGGCTCCTGGTTCAACTCCAGAGAATATAAATGCTGGAATTATGTATGGAGGCGGTTATGATGCGGAAGGTGGAAGAATCTTGGTAACTGCTCAATGGGTAAGGCGATTTGTTCACCAGATTCTAAATATTCCACTGTAATGAAGGAATAACAAATAATGGCTACTCAGTTCCCACAAATAAATCTAACTCTCAGGAACGTGAAGTCGTTGCCACTTACATTTGCAGAAGGCGACGCAAACCTTTCCTCTCTGAAAACTCACACTCAGGCTGTTGGAACGGCAGTTAATGGGGTAGAACAAGAACTCACAACAACTCAACAAACAGTCAATTCTTTGAATATAGCTGTTAGTGGATTTGATGGTAGAATATCTTCGCTAGAAATTTCCACAGAAGATTTGCAAGAACTAACAACTGAACAAACCAATCTAATTACTGCGCTACAAGAAAATTCTCTAAAATTCTTTGGTGATGTTATTGGAGGTTCTACTCAACAAAACCCTGTAGTCATGAATGGGTTTACTGGATTTGCTGAAAATTCTTTATACAGAGTATCTTCTTCAGGTTGGTTCATAACAAGCGGTGTTCTTTTCTCAGCATTTTGTGATGTTGGCGATTTAATAATCGTAACTGAAACTGCTTTCCTTGTTGTAAAATCCAGCGATTTTGTTATTGTTGGATCAGATGGTGTTTCTGTAACACAAGATGAAAATGTTTCTGGGTCAACCATCGTTTCTAGGGGTTGGTCGATAGATCTTAGCGAGACTACCTATCAAAGAATCACCAACGTAGAGACTATCTCCTCTGATGCAATGGATGGAGTTGAATCAAATTCAAATTCAATTCAAGATCTGGAAAACAGAGTTTCTACATTAGAAACCAATATCACTTCTCCATTCTTGTACAAAGGAACTATCACAGCTGGTCCTACACAGCTTGATCCTTTCTTGATTTCTTCTATAACACCAACGCCTTCTATTGGAAATTACTACAGAGTTATTTCTGCTGGTTATGTACAAGACGCAGAAAAAACCGTTTTCATCAACGTTGGTGATGGAATTTTGTTCAAGGATTCAACGACAATAGAAGTTTTTGATAACAGTGATCCACTGACTTCTGGAACTACAGATTATATCAGTGTAACAGGAAACACCGACGAAGGATTTGTTGTTGATATTGATTCTGCGTTCAAACAGAGAATGACCGACGCAGAATCTGGAATCACTGGTCTCGACGGCAGACTAGACACAGCAGAAGGTTCGATTTCTGATCATGAGACAAGAATTTCAACACTAGAATCGGTTCCTCCATTTGATCCAACTACAATCAACAATACGCTTTCTGATCACGAGACAAGAATCGGAGATCTAGAAACAGATGTTGGAGATCA